GGTTGGAAGTCTGCTGCTGTTGATTTAAGTGGAAACGGAGTACACAGTTTCTTTGGTTTAGAATATGACTCATACAAAATCTAATGGTTAGAGCATTAAGATATTTAGCCGACAAAATAGAAGCGTTCCAATTTTTCTGTATAGTTAAATGGAATCGCTTTTTAGAGAGTATTAAATTATGAGTATAGAAGATTTGAAATTAGCAACATTTAATGCCATATCATTTATGGTCAGCTTTACGCACGTAGAAAACAGCTTAAAAGTTATACTGTTGATTTTATCTATTGGTTATACAGCACAAAAGATATACGAAACGCATAAAAAAAAGGACAGTAATGCGAAAGATAAATAAAATAATAATCCACTGTACAGCTACTGCAGAGGGCAAAGATTATAGCGTAGAAACTATAAGAGGTTGGCACTTAAAAAGAGGCTGGAGAGACATAGGCTATCATTTTTTAATACAAAGAGATGGAACGGTAGATGAGGGTAGACCGATTGAGCAGTCTGGTGCGCATACTAAAGGGCATAACTGGGACAGTATTGGTATATCATACGTCGGTGGCGTAGAAGCTAAAAAGAAAGACGGTAAGTGGATTGCTAAAGACACTCGGACAGACGAGCAAAAAGAGTCTTTATTGGACTTAATTTGCCAGCTACACGATACATACGGCGGCGTTGTTTATGGTCATCGAGATTTCTCTTCAAAATCGTGTCCTTGTTTTGACGCTAAAAAAGAATACGAAAACATAAGCAACCGTTTCTAATGGCTTACGAGTTTAGAGTATTGTCTTTGTTTCCTAGTGGTATGGTTATAGGTTGGCAGTTTTACGAGCGTAATATTGAATATAATTACCACGAGTTTGATTTGTATTTAATATTTATACACTTACAATTTCGCTGGGCAAATACAGACGTATGAAAAAAATTTTAAATTGGTTTACAACAGGTGTAATTAGCGAACTAGGTAAGGTTATAGACAACTTATTTACTACTGACGAGGAACGAATACACGCTAAAAACAAAATACTTAAAGTACTTAAGGAGCAGCAGTTAGAATTACAGCGTTTACAGTCTGAGGTTATAATAGCAGAAGCTAAAGGCAACTGGCTACAACGCAGCTGGAGACCTATACTTATGCTAGCATTTGGCTTTATAGTTATTTATGTAAAATTTATAGCACCTTTATTTAGTCTGCCTATACCGCCTTTAGAAGACGAGTTCTGGAATTTATTACAAATAGGCATAGGAGGCTATGTAATAGGGCGTACAGGCGAGAAAATGATTAAGGAGTATGCTAGTACCAAAAAGTAGTTACAGCCCATTAAAGGGCTTTATAACGCTTATACTAGTATATGTATATAGTAGTCTAGTATATAGTAGTGTATATATAGTAGTATAAGTATATACCAGTATACTAGTATATAGTAGTATAAAATATGTAAATTTTGCTTAACGGCAATTTTTTTTTATGTTTTTTTTTAAAAATAATTATAATTACATTTACAGTATGGAGCAGCAAGACACAATTTTAAAGATACTAGGATACAAAACCTGGTCAGACAAGCGTAAAATAGACGCCTTATTAGAGCTAGACGTAAATATGTATACTAACTTAGGTAGCGATAGCACTAAAAAAGAGAGAGCTAACGTAGCTAAAGAGAGTCGATTTATATACAGAGCTATAAAAAGCATAGACGAAAAACTAGGTAAAGACTTACTGCGCACCCAATGCTAAAAAAGAAGTCTAAAAAACCAACCGTAACAGTCTTAAAGAAAAAACTAGACACTGTATTTAGTAGATATATAAGACTAAAGGACGCTAACCCAGCTGGCTATGTAGACTGCTATACGTGCGGCGTTACAAAGCTATGGGAAAAAGACGGTATGCAGGCAGGGCATTTTATGTCTAGAAAACACACTATAACTCGCTGGGACGAACGCAATGTAAAACCACAGTGTTATACCTGTAACTGTCATTACTATGGCAAACAGTATCAGTTTGGGTTAAACTTAGATATTGAATATGGCGAAGGCACGTCTCAGGAGCTTTTAATAATTAGTAAACAGGCTCAAAAAAACAATGCAAACGACTTACAAGATTTAATAGATTTATACACGGATAAATTAGACCAGCTGCTTAAAAAGTAGTATATTTGCTATAGGCAAGGTAACCGCTTTGTCTAGTTATATCGTATGTAAAGGGCAGCTTCTAACTAGGCTGCCTTTTTTTTTTGTGTTATTTTTAGGTAGTTATAAACATTTTTTTGTATATTGCAGCATAACTTTAAAACGATATAGCAATGATTTACCTAAACGATTACGAGCGTGGCGGTGTGTGGATTAACAAAAACCATATACTTTTAGTAGCGCAGCAAATTAAAGACTGTAAAGTCTTACTTACCGACGGCAGTGTGTTCTACACCCCAGAAACGCATACACAATTAATAGCTAGAATTACATAAAATGACTTATAGAGAAGACGTAATAAGGGCTACAAACCCAGACACAGTAGATTTTTTAAACGCTAGGATTGAAGCCTTAGAGCGTAGAGTTGAATTTCTTGAGGCTAAGATAGAAGTAAATACTAATAATTAATATATATAATATGACAAAGACAGGTAAAATTAAAAGCGTAGATCCTAACGGACTATGGAATGGATTAACTAAGTATAAGGTCTCGTTTGCAGACGGCAACCAGTATACGTTTTTTGCTAAAGGCAATTTTAAGTTTGACATAGGCGAAACAATTACTTACGAGGTAACTAACGAAGAGTATAAGAACGCAAAGATACCGCAAGACCAATACAAAAAGGAAACGCCAGCAGCTAATACTGGAGCGCCTAACACTTTTGTAAACAGCCAGCCACCACCAAGTGGCTACATATCAAAAGACCATTTAATAGTTAGACAGACTTGTATAAAAGCAGCAGCCGAGTTTAACGCTGGTAGAAGCACAGCAGACGCAAACTCTGTAGTAGAAGACGCACAACTATTTTTTAACTTTATAACTCAATAACTATGCAAAGTAAATACGAAAGTGAATTTGTAAACAGCTTCGTTGTAAAAGACGAGCCTAAGTATGACTGGATAGCTGCAAAGCTACATATAAAAGCCTCAGAGTTTTCAGACTTTATGAACAAGCACAAAGAACACATAGCAGAAAATAACGGATTCTTAAGCGTGGATATTCTAAGAGCGCAAAAAGACCCTAGTAAAATGTACGCTAAGTTTACTAAGATTAACAAACAGGCTATGAATGCGCCACAAACCAAAGTAGAAACCGCAGACTTTATGCCAGACAGAGAGCCAGCTAAAGTGCAGGACGACTTACCATTTTAATTTAGTTTAGTTTTTTTTTGGAAGGGGGTAGTAAAGCACTGCCCTTTTTTTTTATCTTTAATGCAAAATATACGATATGCTAATAGACTACAATAAACAAATAAAAACATTATCTAGTATTCGCAAGGGCGAGTTTAAGGAAGGGCTTAATCTAGATATACCAGAAATAGATACATATTTCAGACATAAGAAAACTAGCTTTAATATAATACTAGGTCACGCCAACACAGGGAAGACGTCGCTAACTCTTTACATTATGCTTTTATATAGCATACGACATAATCAAAAGTGGCTAATATTTAGTAGCGAAAACGAGCCGTACGAATTAATACAAAAGCTGCTAGAGTTTTTAATAGAAGAACCTATAAATAAAATTATACCTAGCGACTTTAATAATGGTTTAGACTTCCTCAAAAAACACTTTCAATTTATTGACAACAGCAAGCTGTACAACTACAGGGAGCTGCTAGAAGAGGCTCAGAGAATACGCATAACCTTTAAGTATGACGGCTTTTTAATAGACCCTTACAACTCATTATCTAAAGACAAAGAAATGCTAAAGGGGTTGGGTGTACACGAGTACGATTACGAAGCTACAACTGATATAAGATTGTTTTGTAAAAAAAACCAAGTAGCTGTATGGTTATGTACGCACGCTAGCACAGCAGCTATTAGAGAGGTTTACAGAGACGGCATATACCAAGGCTACCCAAAAGTGCCAGAGTCTAGTAGCATAGAGGGTGGAGGTAAGTTTGTCAACCGTTGCGATCATTTCTTAGTAATGCACAGATTTATACAGCACCCAACCGAGTTTATGTTTTCGCAACTGCACGTTAAGAAAGTAAAAAGTATAAGCTCTGGCGGTAGGTGTACGCCTTTAGACGATCCGCTTATGTTAAAAGGAATTATAAACAATGTAGGTTATTCTATAAACAATGAAAGTTTAGTAAAAAAAGTCAAACTGTTAAATGCACCTTTTTAATTTAAAGTAATTTTTGTAGCTTAATGCTATGAAATGCGTATTGACAGAGGTTTATAAAAAGCACAATACTTGGCTAGACATAGTGACTAGCTTTAGTGTTAACAAAGACACCGCCGCAGACATAGTAAGTGAAATGTATATAAACGTACAGGGACACTTAGAAAGAGACATATCTAGCATACTTTACAACAACGACGAGGTTAACTATTATTTCATATATATAGTCTTAAGAAACCTTGTCTACGACTTAAAACGCAAAGAGAAAAACGTATCCTTTACTAATTTAGACGGACTTAGTCAAAATGAAGATCAGGACTATGTAGAGACGCCAGACTTGTATAGTAAAATAAAAGCTATAAACGACTGGTACGAAAACGCAGAGTATTTAGAGATGCTAGAAAATGAAACAATGCTAGACAACTTTAGCTCTGATAAGATGCACTTGTATTATTTAAGACGTATATTTAAAGAGGTATACATAGACGGAAAAAAGTTAGCTAAGTTTAGCAGAGAGTCTAAGATAACTTATTGGAGCTTACGCAATACACTAAAGATTATAAAAAACCAAATAAAACAAGGCTATGAGAATAGGGACGTTACTAGAAACAATATTTAAGTACACAGGCATACAGTGGTTGGTTAAGAAAATAGTAATTGATTTGCTAGGCTACGAAAGCTGCGGCTGCGAGGGTAGAAAAAAGAAGCTAGACGAAATTAGATTTAAACGCTATGACTAAAGAAGACGTAAAATACTGGGAAACATTTAGAGCGAATAAGTCTGACAGGATATCTAAAAAAGAGTATCAAAAAATATGTGAGATGCACTCTAGACTAAAAAATCATTCCTACTTTGAACCCTGCACCTGTAACCCTAAGGGAGTCCAGCAGTTTATAAATGACTTAAATAATATTTATGACAATAGATAAAGCCCACGAATACGAAAAGGCTATAATAAATATACTAAACTTTGATGGCTGGGATTTAAAATGGACTGGCGAGGGTAGCGAAAGCTGGGACGCAGTTGGATACACGCCAAAGAAAAAAAAGTGTGTACTAGAAATAAAGGTCAGAAATAAATACTATCCTACAAAACTACTAGAAAAATTAAAGTACGACAAGCTAATGGCTCTAGACAAAGAGATAGTAAAACTATATTACGTAGCAGACCCTCAAGGTAATTATCTATACTGGCTAAACGATTTAAATATGCCAGAGCTTGAAACTAAAGACGTAAGGAAAACAACCCTGTGGGCTAACGATAAAACGCCTAAACAACTTTATATGCTTCCAGAAAGCAAAGCGTCAATCGTTACTAAAAACGCGCCAGAGCGTGCTGGTAAGAGAGTTTGGGACGAATACTTTAAACGTCACGAAAAATAATTTAAACATTTATAGGTTTTTATAAACATTTTTTTGTAGCTTGCAGTTATGGAAAACGATATAACAAACGAATTAAAGAGTAATGTCCTGGACGTAGAAGAATTTAACTACCTAGGGCATTTTGAGTTAGCCACAAAACTACTAATAAGTTGGCAAGAAAAAGCTGAGGCTGCAAACAGCCAAGGTACACTCAAGCAATTAAATGAATTTGCTAACGCCTTAGCACGTATAGGTATTTACGTAGGCACTATGCAAGAACGCCAGCGGTCTTTTAATGTCCAGCTGTCTAGGTTTCGAACTGCAAAGCTAGAGTCAGACGAGAAAGTAAATAAAATACGTGAACAGATTAAAGATTTAAAACTAGAATTATGATAATAGAATATTGCGATTTAGAATTGGATATAGACTTTACGTATGAACGTGGCGAAAAACAGACCTTTAGTTATTTTGGGTCTTCTGACTCGGTACACATAGAAGGGGTTAGCGTTAAGGGTATTGATATATTTGATTTACTAGACCTAGAACAGTTAAACGACATAGAAACAATTATACTAGAAAAAACAGACAGACATTATGACTAAAATAAAATTACTAGACGGCAAAGAATACGACAAAGCAACTTTGTTAGAAAAAATGATAGACGACGAGTTTTACTACGGCGAATTAAATAAGCTAGCTTTAAGCAGCTCTAGCCTTAAGCTGATGTTAGACAGCCCTAAGACGTATTACTATGTAACAAAGTATGCTAAGAATGAAACTACGCCTGCGCTACGTGCTGGTCATTTGTTTCACACAGCTATACTAGAGCCAGAAAAATATGATAAGATTAAGTTTATAGACGTTCAGAGTCGTAACACTAAAAAGTTTAAAGATGCTACTTTAGAATACGGCGAAGTATTTACAGCTAAAGAGCAAAGCGAAAACGAAAGGCTTGTAGACGCAATGCTAAAAAACCCACAGGCTATAGAATTACTAAGCGATAGTAAGACTGAGGTAGCAGCAATAGGAACTATACACGGCAAACCCTTTAGAGGTAAAGCAGACATACTTAAAAACAAAGGTGGCATAGTAGATTTAAAAACTACAGTAGACGTAGAAAACTTTAGTAAAAGCGCCTTTAGGTATAAGTACACATTACAAGCGGCTATATACTGTGAGCTATTCTCTACACCAGACAGGCAACTAACACACGAAGACTTTACGTTTTTATGTATTGACAAAGCTAATTTAGATATAGGTATTTGGAAATGTAGCGAAGAGTTTTTAGAGTATGGAAAGCTAGAACTAGAGCGAGGCATAGAAAGGTACAATACTTATATACGCCCAGACTTTGATATAAACGACTATACAATACAGGGGACATTATGACAGCAATTACAACAATATTCTCTATCTTTTGCTTAGTACTATGGATTTATGTAATAAACGATATACTAGATAAATAAATAAAAATATGAGAAAAAAGAAACAAACGCAGCAAGAACGTATAGAGACTTTAGAAAGAGTAATAGCAAAACTATACTTAAGAGTACAAACTAATAGTAACATAATAGACAAACTTACACAAGATGAAAAAATACAAGAGAATAGCTAAACTAGTAAGTACTTATACAGGCGAAAACATATTTAGTCCTAAAAAAACACAAGGAGTTGTAGACGCTAGAGGTTTATTTGATCACATAATGTATATAGAGTTTGGGTGTACCTATCAAAGTATATCAAATTTCTATTACGCTAATGGTAAAAGCAGAAACCACACAGTAATACTTTATAGCGTCAGACAGTATAAAAAAGAAATAGAGCCGAGACGTGAAGACTTCAAAAACATTTTCTATAGAATACTAACCACAGAAGTAACACATACCAAATACAAAAACGTTATAGAAGACGTAAGTAAAATAAGCACAGTTAAAGGACTCAATAGTGTAAAAGCATTTGTAAATAAAACACTAGACAAAGAGCTAGAGTATAAAGATACCGAGACAGACAACGTAGACCAATTAGACTTAGTGAAACAAATAGAAGAGCTTACCTAGCAAAGTTTTAAAAAGTTACGTTATATTAGTATATGGTACGAGACACACAAGACGGTAAAAAAAAGATGCTAGAGGAACTAGAATACAATCTAGGCATAGTGTCTACTAGTTGTTTAAACGCAGACGTAAGTAGAGCTACACATTACCGATGGCTACAGGAAGACCCAGAATACAAAGCATACGTAAAAGACATACAAGAAATTGCTATTGATTTTGTAGAGAGTAAGCTGTACGACAAAATTAAAGAGAATGACACCGCTTGCATTATATTTTATCTAAAGACTAAAGCAAAGCACAGGGGTTATATAGAGCGCCAGCAAATTGAAGTTGCAGATACTAAAGAGTTTACAGTAAAAGTAATTAAATAGTTTGAGTACACAAATAGAGACTAACGTAGTCTGGGAACACTTAGAAGAGACTAACAAAAAAATAGTCATATTGCAAGGGGGTACTCGTAGCGGTAAGACTTATAACTCTATGTTGTGGTTGATATTCTCATACGCCCAGCGACATACAGGAAAAACTATAACTATCTTTAGAGCTACCTACCCAGCTTTACGTGCCACAGTAATGAGAGATTTCTTTGACATACTTAAACAGCACGACTTATACAACGAAGCTAACCACAACAAAAGTAATAGCGAGTACAGGCTTAACGGCAACCTATTTGAGTTTGTAAGTGTAGACCAGTCTAGCAGACTTAAGGGACGTAAAAGAAACCTAGCCTTTTTAAATGAGTGTAACGAAATAACCTTTGACTCATTCACTCAGATAATATTTAGGACTGTAGGCGTAGAAGGCGAACCTAGTATTATAATGGACTACAACCCTAGCGACGAGTACAGCTGGATATACACTAAGGTTAAAACAAGAGACGACGCACAGTTTACAATAACCACCTACAAAGACAATAAGTTTTTAGAGCAAAGCCTGGTAGAAGAAATAGAACGCCTTAGAGATACTGACCCAGACTATTGGAGGGTTTATGGTCTAGGACAAGTCGGACGTAACAGGGCAACAGTATTTAAGTTTAGTGAGTGCGAAGAAATACCACCAGAAGCCAAGCTAGTAGCAAGAGGTTTAGACTGGGGTTTTGTTAACGATCCTAGCTGCGGTGTTTCAACTTACGTACTAGGCAATAATCTATATGTAGACGAACTGTTTTACGAGTACGCAATGACAAACAGAGACATACATAAAAAATTACAAGACTTAGGTATAACAAGACAAGACGAGATATTTGCAGACAACAGCGAACCTAAAAGTATAGACGAGCTGCATAGGTACGGATGGAATATAAAGCCAGCGACAAAAGGCAAGGATAGTATACTAATGGGTATTGACTTAATGAAGCGATATAATATACTAATCACAAGCCGTAGCTCTAACACACTCCAGGAGTTTAGGAACTACAAGTGGATAGAAGACAAAAACGGAAACCTACTTAACAAGCCAGTAGACAAATTCAATCACAGCATCGACTCAATCCGCTATAGTATCTTTAAAAAGCTATCACGTCCAAACGTAGCTAGGTATGCAATACGATAAAATTTTGTATATTGTAGAAAAATATACGATATGAAACTTTCTACAGAACAATTAAAACTAGTCAAACACGAGTTTAGAATGAAACGAATATTTGAGCCAGACTTTAGACAATACAGTAAAAAGCTATGGAACGAATTTAGACTTGACGTATGGATTACCTACAAAGACGGAGAATATACAAGCTGTGATACTGACGGCTGGAAATAATCACGCACGCTGAAACGTTAAGGAAATGTTAAATAGTTGTGAACATCTATGTTTATAGTTATATTGCAGTATGTTCTTATATATATTGACGACAGAGTTAGAAGCTCGTTTTAGTGCTAATACCATTAAAAGTAGAATCCCTTTCAAACAGAGAGTAGATAAACAAGTAGGCGTAAAGAATCCCAGTGGGTCGGTAACCAATCCGATACATTTGAAGGGCATAGCGTAGTCACTACAAAAGACGGACAGTGGGCAAGTCAATATATAATAAGATAGTTAATGAAACATAAAGTAAGTGCTAACCAAAGCTGCGCCTCTAAAAAGAAACATTAATAACGAGATAGTGTAACAGGCAGCACAATTTGCACAGGCAGTAAAAAAATTACTAACGATTGAATTTTTATTTTACAACAAACTGCACACGTAAAAAGGTATAGGTTCGACTCCTATTCTCGATACTAATATTAACCCTTAAATTAAACGATATGACAAACAGAGAAATTTTTTACAAAGCACTAGACGCTTTAGACCTTACCAGGATACAAAAAATAGACGTTGAAATACTAGCTATAGAATACGCACATAAAGAGTATTTGCTAGGAATGAATAGCGCACATAATACAGCTATGAAAGTGTTTGAAAACAATACTAATTAAATATATACGATATGAAAACTAAAACTAAAATATTACTACAGGAGATTATAGACTTACCAGAGTTTGAGCGTAAACAGATTATATCTGTACTCATAGCCTCAATGCTAAACAGCGAAAGCTACGAAGACGCAAAACAAACATATGACGACATAATAGATAAGCTAGGTTAATGGCTGCCTAACAAAAGCCAAAAGAAAAAAAAGGTGGAAGTCCCTAGCCCTTACAGAAATGTAGGGGTTTTTTTGTATACACAAATCTTAAATAATTACGTTATATATAAAAGCATATAATATGAAAGTAGAATTGACAGTACCAACGTCACTAAATGACATACCCCTTTATCAATACCAGAGGTTTATTAAAACATTTGAAAGCGAAGACGAATTAACAGACGAGTACGCTGGATTAAAAATGCTAGAGTTGTTTTGTGGTTTAAAAATAAACGAAGCCTTAAAGGTTAAAATGTCGGATATGAATATAATCATTGATAAACTTAATAGGTGTTTGTCTGAGAAACCAGCGCTAATTACTAGATTTAAATTAGGCAATACAGAGTTTGGATTTGTACCGCAGTTAGACGATTTGACATTTGGGGAGTTTGTAGACTTAGAAAATACTATATCTGACTGGGACTCTATGCACAAAGCTATGGCTGTATTGTATAGACCAGTGACTCAACAACTAAAAGGTAAATACGAGATAGAGGAATATAGAGGAGACAGTTGGCACGATGCTATGAAAAATATGCCAGCAAGTGTAGCTGTTAGCGCTATTACTTTTTTTTTTCTTTTAGAAAGCGACTTAATGAAAGCTACGCTGCCTTATTTGAGGGAACAGGAGGAAGCAGCACAGGTAGAGAAGCAAACTTCACAAATCAGTGGGGGTGGTATCACAGCTTTATGAGATTAGCAAACGACAAATTTCTAGACTTAGAGGAAGTAGCAAAAAAGAATGTACATAATTGCTTAACATACTTGACATATCAAAAGCAAAAAAACGAAATACAGAATAATCATATAAAAAGTAAATTTAAAAAATAATGGCAAACACAGGCGCAAGGGCATACTACTTAATGCTAGAGACTATTAAAAACACATTGCTAGCAGACAAGAATGTTACAACAGTGACAACTGGCGACCTGTCACAAATAGACTTGTCTAAACAAACTATATACCCACTTTCACATATAATCGTAAATAACGCTAGTAACAACGGACAGGTAATGAGTTTCAGCGTTACGGTTTTGTGTATGGACATAGAGGACGTAAGTAAGTCAGAACCAGTTAATATATTCGAAAGAAACGAAAGCGAGCAAAATATACTTAACACACAGCTAGCAGTTACCAATAGACTATACCAGCTTTTACATAATGGACAGCTTAGACTTAACGGTTACCAAGTTGACGACGTAGCACAGTGCGAGCCATTTGTAGATCGTTTCTCTAACCAGCTAGTGGGTTGGGCAATGACATTTGAGATAATGGTTAAAAACGACTTATACATATGTTAAAGAATGTTATAAAAGAAATGGAGGCTGCCTCTATAAACGTTATAAGTAAAGCAAAAGCCAGCTTAAATAAAAGTAATAGTAGCGGTAATTTATCAAATAGCCTTACGTCAAAAATAGAAGGCAAGACTACACAAGAGCCAAAGCTGACGTTTTATGCAGAAGACTATGGTAAGTTTGTTGACGAGGGGGTGCAAGGTTATGATCCTGGAGCAATGCCAAGTGGGTCTTTAGCTAGGTACAATAAAGCGCCTGGAAGTCCGTATAAATTCGGATCTGGTAATTCTTCTGGTGGTAGCTTAAGAAGCTCTATAGACAAGTGGGTAGTGCAAAAAGGTATACCAAACGTTAGAGACGCAAAGGGTAGATTTATAAAACGTAAATCAATGGTGTATTTAATTACTCGTAGCATATGGAATACAGGAATAAAGCCGACATACTTTTTTACTAACGCAATAGACTCAGAAATAAAAGGCATAAACAAAAAGCTAACTTTCGCATACACAAAAGATTTAAGAGACGGTTTAGAAAAAGACGTAAAACAAAAAGGATTAAAATATAAAAGACGCTAACAATGCAAACTCAAATAAACTTACGAAGCCCTTTTTATGTAAAGGTTAAACAAGACGGATTAACATCTGTTAGGCTAGATTTACACGTTTACACTGGAGATTTCGTATCTAATGCCAGTGTACCAGACAGTACAAAGAGGTATCAAATAACTAAAGAACCAATAGGCACTAATAACTTTGTAGTTTTCGAGGTTAGCGAATTAATAAGAGATTATTTAGAGATTGAGTTTGATGGTCAATATGTCGGTCAAAATGTTTGGGTAAATATAATATATGCAGCAGTTGGAGGAAGTGGAGGTGGTATAGAGCCAGACAATACAAACGGTTATTGTGGTTTTGATGGCTATGGATATTTTGAGGAGGGTGCTAACCCTATAATTAACGACGCTGCTTTGATTAGTAATAACGTTATTTTAAAGCTAGATGATTCGCCTGTTGTTATACCAGTAAACACTTCTATTGTTTATTCAGTAGCTTTTGTTTTAAATGGAGAGGTTGTTAAATCTTTTTCTTTATCACAAAACGATAAAAGTGCAGAGCAAATTAAATATGCTACTAATGGCTATTCTTATGCTGATTCATTTCAAGGTAGAGTTATTTTAGCTGGTGGTTTATTTGAGGACAATATTTGTTTACAGGGGTTTGAGGACGAGTTTACGCTTATGGATTGTGACAGTGTACATATTAGCTACACCGAAAATGGTGTAAATAAAGTAAAAATTATAGATATTAAAAACGTTCAAGAATGTAAATACGATCCTATCAAAGTTACTTTCATAAATAAGTTTGGAGCTTTACAAGACATAATGTTCTTTAAAAAGTCAATAGAAAAAACAGAGGTTAAAGGAGAAGAGTTTAAGTCTTCTGTATTTGACTTGGATACACTTAGCTATAAAACATACCAACACCAACAGACACAATTTATGGTACAAGGTAATGACAGCTATACAATGAATACTGGATATATGCCAGAAGACTATAACGAAGTTATCGAGCAGCTAATGTTAAGCGAGCAAGTGTGGGGTACTTTTACAACGGAAACAGAGGTGCTGGTTAGACCTTTAGTCGTAAAGACAAAATCACTTACGCATAAAACATCATTAAACGACAACCTAGTAGAGTATACTATAGAGTTTGATATAGCTAATAATAAAATAAACAATATTAGATAGGTGCAAAATATAGAACTATACATAGAAGGGCAAAGGCTAGATTTGTTTCAAGATGAGTCAGTGTCATTGACGCAGACAATAAAGAACGCTAAAGACGTTGCTAAGATATTTACTTCGTTTACTCAAACCTTTAATGTACCAGCTAGTAAAACAAATAATAAGATATTTAAGCACTACTATAACTTTGATATAGACGGAGGGTTTGATGCTAGAATAAAGAAAAACGCTACTATAGAGTTAAACACCTATCCGTTTGAGAAAGGCAAAATAAAACTAGAGGGCGTTAAGCTAAAAGAAAATATAGCCTACTCTTACAACATTACTTTCTTTGGCAATACAGTAGACTTAAAAGACTTAATAGGAGAGGACAAGCTAAACCAATTAGTATCTCTAAACACCTTGAGTCTAAACTATGATTCAAATGAAATAAAATCTAGACTACAAGCAGACCCAACTACTAACAATATTATAACTCCTTTAATTACTTCTGGAGCTAGTGGCACTACTTCTAGATTATATTATGATTCTGGAGGACACGATACTGGGCCTTCTGGAAATTTATGGTTTCATAGTGGAGGAGGTAACCCACATCAACACGGAGTATTATGGTCAGACTTAAAATTTGCTTTAAGAGTAGACAAGGTAATAGAAGCTATAGAGACTCAATACAACTTAACATTCTCGAATGACTTTTTTAATTCTACAAACTTACCTTATTATGGTTTGTTTATGTGGTTGCATAGAAAAAAAGGTGCTGTTGAAAGTGGTTCTGGTAGTCAGTATGTTAACACTGTAAACGGCTGGGCTGTAGCTACAGGAAATAAATCTGAGATGGTTAACAGTACAACTTTTAAAATAACAAATACAGACGATATTACAAGTTTATTGTTAAACTTTGACACTGGTATACTTAGCTTAAACTTTATAGTTATAGTTAAAAGAGACGGTCAAATCGTTTTGACAAATACAATAAACTCTACAGGTGGAAACAACCTAGTAAACCTAACTCCATATATAAACTTAAACTCTGAGTATACAGTAACTTTAAACTACGATACTCCAACGCCTATTTTTTCTGGTATAACTTGGATTTACTTATACTCTACTTCAGGTTCGCCAGATTCATTTAATACAAGTTTTTATAGCGCACCACCAGCTTTTGAATTTAATATAACATCACAAGTACCAGACATAAAAATTATAGACTTCCTTACTGGTATTTTCAAAATGTTTAATCTAGTAGCTTATTTAGATTCCGCTGGAGTCGTAGTTGTTAAAACCTTAGACGACTTTTATATTGAGGGGACTAACTATGACATAAGCAGTTATTTAGACGTAAACACTAGCAATGTAAACGTAGCACTACCGTACAGAGAAATTGTTTTTGGGTATAAAGACACTAAGACTTTATTAGCATCAATACACAGCCAATTATTTAGCTCTACTTGGGCAAAAGAAGACTATACAGGAGGAGAGAATTTAGACGGAGGTATATATAAAATTGAATTACCTTTCGCACATTTTAAGTTTGAAAAAATATTTGATGCAGATAATGGAGACGATACTAAAATTCAGTGGGGTTATTGTGTAGATGATAATTCAGAAGCCTATATAGGTATGCCATTTTTATTTTATGTTTCTAAAGTTACAAACGGAGAGCCTATTTCTTTTAGAAGTAGCGAAACTACACACGACAGTATAAGTAGTTATAATGTACCTAGTAACTCGTTAGCTTTAAACTCTACGGTTAGCAGAGAAAATATAAACTTCAAGAATGAAAGAAACGAATACTCTGGAGACAACGATTTTTCACTTACCTTATTTCAAAAGTATTACTTAAATTATATAACAAGCATATTTAATAGTAAAAACAGACTAACTAAAGTTACTGCATATTTGCCTTTAAAGATATTGTTAAACTATTCGCTAGCTGATAGATTTGATATTAATGGACGTAGATATAAAATAAACTCAATTAACACTAATCTAAAGACTGGTAAAAGCGAAATAGAATTATTAAACGATTTAACAGTTTACTATAACAGCATTATAGTTACTTATAATTCAGTTGAAGTAACTTTATATTATAAATCTTACATAGGCATCGTTCGTAACTTAGTAGTTGGAGATGTAATGTATGCAAATAAAGGACTGACAACATTTCCAGCAACTGGCACATACACTCAAATAGGGGTAACTAATGATGAAACTAAATTTTGTGATACTGGGTCTCAAATGGTTATGGTTATAAGCCCTAACGGAGTAACAACAATTATGTCTTGCGTCGCAGTACCGTAAAAAAAAACATTATGATAAAGAATATATTAGAACTTTTAAAAAACGCACAAGGAGAGACTGAGTTAATCCAAATAGCACAAGGCAAGAATAAACTACCTACAACATTAAAAGAGGGGTTGCATAAACTTAAAAACGAGATAAAATGGCTTTAGATAAAATAGGGGTTGAAATAGAAGTAAAGTCTAAAGGAGCTGCTAAGGCAATATCTGACGTAACCAAAGGCTTAAGTAGCTTTAACGACGAGTTAAATAAAAACCGAGAGGCTACAAAAATACTAGATCAAATTACTGGTGGTGCAGTTACGCAGTTTAAGGATTACAAAGCAAGTTTAACAGGTGGTATAAAAGCTGTAAAAGGTTTGTCTGCTAGTTTTAAAGGTTTAAGAACAGCTGTAATATCTACAGGTATAGGTGCTTTAGTAGTGGCTTTAGCTTTAATTGTAGCTTACTGGGACGACATAACAGAGCTGGTCTCTGGAGTTAGTGCAGAGCAAAAAGACTTACTAGCTACACAAGAACAAAGCGTACAAGCTAGTAGAGATCAGTCAGACGCAATATCTATGACAGAAAACACTTTAAGGTTACAAGGTAAATCTGAGGAAGATATTTTAGCTATGAAAAAAGCACAGACTAACGAGACCATAGCAGCGTTAGAGGCTCAATTAGTAACTCAACAGGAGATTAAAAAATCACAGGTAGAAACTTCAAAACGTAACAGGAATATACTACAAGGTATAATTAGATTCGTATCTGCACCTCTTACCTTAATCTTAAAAATGATAGACGGTATTACATACGCTGCTAGTTTATTGCCTGGAGTTGGAGATATAGCTACTAATTTAGAAGGAAAATTTAGCGGTGGTCTTGCTAATTTAATATTTGATCCGTCTGAAGTTGCTAGTGAAGCTGACGCTACTATTAAAGAGACAAAAAAACAATTAGATAAATTAAAAAACACTAGAGACGGTTACGAATTACAAGAGAGAAAAAATAGAGAAAAAAAGAAGTCTGGTGGTAAAAGTGATAGCGACGACGAAAAAAAGAGACAAGAAGAACTAGAGGCTTTAAAAGATAAAATTAGAGATGCTGAAGCTAATAAAGAAGACGAGGCTAGAAAATTAGAATTACAAAAAATACGAGAACATAACGAAAAATTATTAAAAGAAGCAGAAGCTGCTGATTTAAAAACACAAGAGCTTGAAGATTCTTTAAATGAAACGCTAGCAGCTAAACAAGCTGAGTTTGATAAAATAGATGAAGAAAGAAGATTAAAAAAATTAAAAGAAGATAGAGAAAAATTAATTGAACAGTTAGAACTTGACAAAGAATTTGATGATTTAAGTTTTGAGGAAAGCAGAAATTTAATTAATGAAAGAGAAGCAGTTTTATTAGCAGACAAGACCCTGTCAGGGGAACAAAGAACAGAGTTAGAAAAACAATTTGCTGATGCAAGAACTGAAATATCAGAAAAAGAAGGGGAAGCTAAGACTGATGCATCTATGAGTTATGCTAATTCTTTAGGTAAAATTAGTGGTTTAGTAGGTAAAGAAACACAAGCTGGTAAAATGGCAGCAAGTGCAGCAGCTTTAATACAAACCTATTTAGCAGCACAACAAGCAAGAACAAGCCAGTTAGCTATAGCAACCCCAGATGCACCAGTAAGAGCCGCCTTGGCTATGGCAGTAGAGATAGCAGCTGGTCTTAAAAATGTTAAAGAAATAAATAGTATTAAAGTACCAAGAGCAAGTGGTGGAGGAACTGCGCCCACGCCTTCAGCATCTCCAACACCTCCAAGATTTAATGTAGTAGGAGCAACGGAAACAAGCCAGCTAGCTGACGCAGTTGCAGGTCAGACCCAACAACCAATCCAGGCGTATGTAGTTTCTAACGATGTAACCACAGCACAAAGTTTACAAAATAATATAGTAGAAGGTGCTTCAATAGGATAAAAGCAAAAAATAAATTAAATACGTTATATAGATATGAAAATTATAGAGCTAATTATAGACGAAAACGACGAGTACTCAGGTATAGATGCTATAAGTTTGGTAGAATACCCTGCCATAGAGGAAAATTGGGTAGCGCTTAACGAAAACAAACGAGAGTATAAGTTTAAGGCTTTAGACGAAGACAAAAAAATACTTATAGGCGCATTGCTAGTGCCTAACAAAATGATATATCGTAAAGACGGCGACGAAGAGTATTACATACACTTTACAAAAGACACAGTTAAAAAGGCTAGTGAGTTATACTTAATGAATGGCAACGCTAACAATGCGACATACGAACACATTAAAGAAGTAGAAGGCGTTAGCTTAGTTGAAAGCTGGATAGTAGAAGACAAAGAAAAAGACAAGAGCGCTTTATATGATTTAGATTTACCTATTGGCTCGTGGGTAGGCGCCGTCAGGGTTAATAACGAAAAACTTTGGGAGATGGCTAAGGTCGAGGGGTCTATTCGCGGTTTTTCAATAGAAGGCTACTTCGCCGAGCGAGCAACTGACAGACCTAAGGAGCAAATAGAAGAAGACTTAAGCTCAGAAATAGAGGCTGGCTTAAAACTGCTAGAGATAAAACAATCAATAGTTAAATCACAGCTGTAATGAGTAGACGACGTAAACAAAATAGAAGACCTGCTAAAAACACTGGTGTATCGCCTACAGGCGGTAGCAGAGGCTGTTTGTGTAAAGACGAGTTAACCTACTCTAGCGAGTGCTGCGACGGCTCACTATGGGCGCAAGGCATAGGACGCATAACAGCGGTAAGCGAATAAAAATGCAAATAAATTAATCAATACGTTATATAATTATGAGTACAAAAGATAGAGTATTTAGTAGACTGTTTGACAGCAGTAAGCATAACACAGAGTTAAAAAAAGCTGAGGCTAACCTAAACGCTAAGAAAAAAGTAGCACTAGGATTAGTAGACGAGTTAGACTACGATTTAGACGTACTAACCGAAGAGACTGGTAGACTTAATTATGCGGTTGATGAATTTTTTGACCAGCAGTTTGACATTATGTACGACGCATATATTAAACTTTACGACGTGTTTTTTAATAATAGCGAGGCTTTCTTAACGCCTTCCGACTTAGACTCAGACAGACAACGTTTAGAGGATATTAAAATTAAAGCAGAAGAGTTAGGTTTAAGCGTAGAAGACGTATACCCTAATTACGAAGAGCATATTAGCGAAATAGAGTTTTTAACAGAAGATTCTACTAAATTTGAAGACAGAAAATCGCAATTTGAAACAGCAATAAGAATATAAACTATGAATACAAATAAAACAGTACTGTCTATTGTAGACAAATTAAAGCCAGCTAAAAAATCTGTAGAGTTAAATATAGTAAGTAGCTTGATTACAGAGTTTGAGCCTTTAGAGCAAAGTTTTAGCGAGGCGTCATATTTTGCTTATGAGTATGGCGACGAAATTATAGACGCTTTTAGCGACTTTACACAGAAATATAACATAGACAACTATATAGTAAACGGTCAAGCTACGAATTTAAAAGATATAGCCGACACTATGAGAGGTTACCTAGAAGAGTTAGAGACAAAAGCCGAAGACTTAGGTATAGACCCTGTAGACATATTCGACAACTACGAAGAGGCTAGGCGTATGGTAGACGACGCAGACAGTATGTATTCAGACTTTATAAGTAAATATAGAGAGATTATTTCTTTTATAGGTATAGCAGACTTTAGTTAATTAATAAACAGTAAATAAATAAATAATAAATATGAAACCAACAGAAATGTTATCGCAAATTAAGACTTTGCTAAAAGCTAGAGTAAGTTTAGCACAGCAAACACTAGAGGACGGCGTAACAGTTATAGAAGCTGAGAGCTTCGAAGCTGGACAAGCTATCTTTATAGTTTCTGACGACGAGCGTATCGCACTACCTATTGGAGATTATACCACTGGAGACGGCAAAATTATCGTTGTATCTGAGGAAGGAATGATCGCTGAGGTAAAAGAAGCAGCTGCAGAAGAGACTGAGGAAATTAAAGAAGAGCAACTAGAAGAAGAAATAGTTGTAGAAGACGTGCCAGAGGTTGTTGCCGAAGAGGTAGCAGCTATCGTAGAGGCAGTGGTAGAAGTTATCGCTCCAGTAATTGAAGAGGTAAAAGAGCAAATGGAAGAGCTTAAGAAAAAGCTATCTGAAATGGAAGATAAAAAGGAAGACGAAGACGACAAAAAAGAAAAAATGTCTAGCCAAAAGCCATCTCGTAAGCCTATGAAGCACAACCCAGAGACAAAACAAAAAGCAACACAAAACTTATACGCACAAAATAATTTAAATAATACAACAAAAGACAGAGTATTTAACAAACTTTTTAATAATTAATAAAATGAGAAAAACAAATTTAAGAGACATTACAGGAAACGGTAGTGTAGCAACAATCACAACTAGCTACGAAGGACAATACCTTGGCGAGCTAATTTCAGCAGCGTTACTTTCTGGAGACACTATCGACAAAGGTGGTATCACAGTTAAGCCAAACGTAGCTTACAAAGAAGTAGTAAAAAAATTAGACACTTCTGGAATTATTACAGACGCAACTTGCGACTTTACAGTAACAGCTGACCAAATTACACTTTCTGAGCGTATTCTTGAAGTTGAGCCTTTCCAAGTAAATTTACAGCTTTGTAAGAAAGACTTTTTGTCTGACTATCTTGCTTTAGAAATGGGAGCTAGCGCATACAAAAACTTACCATCTTCTTTTGGTAACTACATTATGGCTCACGTAGCAGCTGAGGTAGCACAAAAAACAGAGCAAAATATCTGGGGTGGTGTAAACGGAACTGCTGGAGAATTTGACGGTTTAACTACACTTATGGCAGCTGACGCTAACGTAGTAGACGTACCTGGTACAGCTTCTGCTTTTGCATCTTCTACTATTATAGCGGAATTGGGAAAACTAGTTGACTCAATACCAGCAGCAGTATACGGTAAGGAAGACCTCCATTTATTTTTGCCAACGGTAGCTTTTAAAGCCTATGTGAGAAGTCTCGGAGGCTTCGCAAGTGGAGGTGTAGGCGCAAATGGTGTAGACAACAGAGGTTCTTTATGGTATGAAAACGGAGGGTTAACTTTCGAAGGTATCAAAGTATTTAAAGCACCAGGTATGCCAGCAGATCATATGGTAGCAGCTGAGAAGTCTAACCTATTCTTTGGAACTGCTTTACTAGCAGATATGGGACAGTCTTCTGCTAAAATTTTAGATATGGCAGATTTGGACGGTTCAGACAACGTAAGAATTATCCTACGTTTCCAGGCTGGAGTGCAATATGGAGTATCACAGGACACAGTTTTGTACACTTTATCATAATTAACTAATCAATAAATTTAGGGGTAGGTAAGCCGTTTTGCGCCTACCACCCCTTTTTTTTTAACTTTTAAAAACATAAACAAATGAGTTGCAATTCACTAAGTATCGGACGTACTTTGCCTTGCACTAGCTCAGTCGGAGGCATAAAAGCATTTTACGTATGCTCATATGGTACTCTAGGCGCTTTAACAGTAAGCGCAACGACAGGCGAGTTAGAAAGCATAGCAGGAACGCCAGCATTATACAAATACGACGTAGAAGGTTCTAACGGACTAGAGCAAGCTGTAACAGCTTCTGCTGAAAACGGTAGCGTATTTTACGAGCAGACATTAACGGTAACGTTAAAGAAACTAGAAAAACTTACACAGTTTGAGCTAACAGATTTATTAAAAGCTAGAACCCACGTTTTTGTAGAAGACTACAACGGTAACTACTTTTTAATGGGAGCGACTAATGGAGTACATAGCTCTGGAGGTTCAATTACTACTGGACAAGCGTACGGAGACCTTTCTGGTTTTTCTGCACTGACTTTTACAGCACAAGAAGTTTTACCAGCATATTTTACAGCTGCGGCAGTCATTACTGCTAACGTTGAGGCTGGACAAATTGAGCCAGCATAATAAGGGGTTATATTAGGTATATGCTAAGGCTATGAAGAGGGCGCAGAGATGCGCTCTTTTTTTATGCAAAAAAATAATATTTTACGTTATATATGTATGAGAGTGTTAAAACCGACATCAAACGAGCAAACCTTTTACATTATTCCCAGAGAGTACGCTATTAGCAACGTAATAGAGCTTAGAGACGATCAAACTAACGTTATAACGTCATATACTACTACAATGGTAAAAGAAAACGACTACCTTAAATTTACAGGCGTATTTACTTTATTAGAAGGGCATTTTTACGATTTAAAACTAACTAGTACTTCTGTGTCTGGTAGGAAGTATAACACAGACAAAATATTTTGCACAGCTCAAATTATTAACCAAAACAATAATCAAGAGTATAGCATAAATAAAGACCTTTATATAACCAACGACAGCTATAGTAACGACTATATAGTAATATGAAAAAATTTAAACAGAAACCCAGTACTGGAGTAAAAAACGGTATACCTAGATTTATTAACTTAGGTACTTATACAAGTCCAGAGATAGTAGAAGAGCAAAACAACGATTTTGTAAAGTATGGCGCAGACAATAATTACTTTGGATTCCTAAACGACTTATTTAACGGATCGCCAACTAACTCAGCTGCTATAAACGGAATTGCACAGTTAATTGCTGGTCGTGGTATTGACGCTTTAGACAGTAATAAAAAGCCTAACGAATACGCTGTAATGAAAAAACTATTTACAGACGACTGTTTGAGTCGTTTAGCGATAGATTTAAAGCTATTTGGTCAAGCTAGTATGCAAGTTATATATAATACAGATAGAACTAAGATAGTACAAGTAGAACACTATCCTGTAGAGACTTTACGTGCAGAGAAATGTAATGAAGTAAGCGGAGAAATTGAAGGGTATTACTATTCGCCAGACTGGACAAAAGTTAAAAGCGGAGACGAACTAAAAAGAATACCAGCGTTTGGGTTTTCTACGGAAGACATAGAGATTTTATACATAAAGCCTTATAAATCAGGCTATTACTACTATAGTCCTGTGGATTATCAGGGAGCGACGCAATATATAGAGATGGAGTCTGAAATAAGCAACTTCCATTTAAACTCGCTGCTTAATGGTATGGCGCCAAGTATGCTTATGAATATGAACTCAGGCATACCAGACGAAGACACTCAGCGAGAAATAGAAAATAAAATATATCAAAAATATACAGGCACGTCAAATGCTGGACGCATAATACTAGCCTTTAATAATGGCTCAGAAGAGCAAGCGACTGTAGAGACTATACAGCTTTCAGACGCACACCAGCAATATCAGTTTTTAAGTGAAGAGAGTAGTCAAAAAATAATAATAGGACACAGGATTACGAGTCCTTTACTTTTAGGTATAAATAAGTCTACAGGGTTTTCGTCAAATTCAGACGAATTACGCCAGGCAAGTATACTTTTTGACAATACCGTTATAGCGCCGTTTCAAGCCCTTATTTTAAAAGCCTTTGATTCTATACTAGCTTACAACGAAATGAGCTTAAAACTATACGTAAAGACCTTACAGCCACTAGAATTTGTAGACTTAACAAACGCTACAACAGCTGAGGAAGTAGAAGAGCAAACAGGACAGAAATTATCGTTATCTAGTAAAGAGATAGACGGTAAAACAGCTTACGATACGAAAGAGGAAGCAGAGGCAGTAGCTGAGGAAATGGGTTGCGGTGGTTATCACGAACACGAAGCAGACGGTAAGACGTGGTATATGCCTTGTAAAAGTCACGATCTTAAAGCGCCTTGCTGGGACGGTTACGAGCAGATAGGCACAAAGATTAAAGACGGTAAGGAAGTGCCAAACTGTGTACCGCTTTCAGACGCAGACAAAATGCGTAAAGACTTATACGAAAAACTAAAAGATATAGGCGAAGAAGAAGACCTTAGCGAATGGGAGTTAATAGACGCTACACCAGCTAATGAATACGACGATAACATACACAGTGCTTTAAATTTGGCTAGCGTAGTTTCTAGCTCTCCAAGTAAAACAAGCGAGCAAGACACGCTTATTATAAAAGTACGTTATGCTTATATGGGGTCTAACAATCCACAGCGTGACTTTTGCCAGAAAATGTGGGCAGCTAAAAAAATCTATCGTAAAGAAGACTTAGATAAACAAAGCAGTGATAATTCTGAGCTAAGTCCCTCAGGATCAAGTACTTACAATATATGGTTATACAAAGGCGGTGTGAACTGTAAACATTACTGGGAGCGACGTACTTACTTAAGAAAAAACAATAAGAAAATAACAGTAACTGAGGCTAGACGTAGAATAAACGAACTAGACCCTAGTTTACGTAAAGAGGCAGAGATAGAGAAAAACGCACCAGAAGTGGCGCAAACAGCTAATGCTGGTAATGATTACTGGCGATATAATAACTAATAAGAAATGGCTACAGCACTTTTTATAAATAGGACAGACTTAGTAAAAAATACTTTAATAAACGGATCAGTAGACACAGACCGCTTTATACAGGTAATTAAAATTAGTCAGTTTCAGCATTTGCAAATATATTGCGGTACAGCTTTATACGATCAACTTAGCGACGCAATACTTAATAACACAGTCACAGCAGACCAGCAAGCGCTTCTAAACGACTATCTACAGCCAATGCTTATACATTATAGTATGGTCGATTATATTCCAATAGCGTCCTTTGAAATCAAAAACGGAGGGTTGTTTAAACATACTAGCGAAAACGGACAGGCAGCGACAAAAGAAGAAATAGACTTTTTAACACAAAAACATAGAAGCTACGCAGAGTTTTACACTAGACGATTTATAGACTATATGAGCTTTAACGCTTCCGAGAAATTTCCAAAATACTATGAAAATAGAGACGAGGATATGTACCCCTCAAAAAGTGCGTCATTTGTTGGATGGGTGTTATAATGAAAAAACTTTATAGAATAAAAAAAACAAACGTTAAGAAGCTAGTAAGCTATTTAAAGCTAAAACAGCGACAAGAAAAAACAGAGGTAAAACAAAATAAAGATTAATATGGGATTCGGACAAATATATAACACAACTTGGTGGGGAAATGCAATAGAGACAGCATCATCAATAGGCACTAAACCAGATTTCTTTAGTGGACAATTTACAATGAATGAAAGACAAGAAGTAGAAGCGGTTAAGTGTTTAGCCGACTGGACTCATATAACTGCTTTACAAGACTTAAATAATTAAACAATGGCAAAACCAAAATTAGCATTAATACCAGCAGCACAAGGCACTAAGTTTTACTCTGTATTACCGAGTGATGGAACTGGAGACTTCGACTTCACAAGAGGCAGCAAGGCTACTAGAATAAACGCACAAGGACTAATAGAAATAGTTAACGATAATATATCAAGACTTGACTACCCATTGATAGATGGTGTTCAGAAAGGATGTCCGCATCATATTTTAGAGCCAGCGAGGGCTAATTTATTATCTTATAGTAATGATTTTAGTAATGCTGCTTGGAGTAAAGGTAGTAATCTTCTGGTTCAATTAAACACAGAAATATCGCCAGATGGAAGTTTAAATGCAACCAAATTTACAAATGTTGCTGCAAGTTCTGTTTTTGCTTTTCAATTATCAATAGGTTCAACATCATCGGTATGGACTAGCTCTGTATTTGTTAAAAAAGGAACTAATAAATATTGTGGGATTTCAATTACAAGTTTAGGAATAACAAACTCAAGATATCAACCAGTATTTAATTTAGAAGATGGCACAATTCAAGAAATAAACACATCTGGAACAAATATAACAAATGCAAGCAATTCTATTACGCAATACCCTAACGGATGGTATAGGGTTACTATATCAGTAACTTTTGTTGGCGGTGCAGACCAATGTTATATGGTTTTACAGAATACAAATAATACAGATTACAACCCTGTATCTGGCACACTTGATTGGCAAAACGCATCTCTTGGAAATGCCTACTTTTACGGAGCAATGCTAGAGCAAGGTTCTTATCCAACATCTTATATTCCAACCACATCAACAGCAGTTACTCGTTCAGCAGAAACTGCTAATGGAGCTGGGAACTCAACTACGTTTAATTCAGAACAAGGTGTGCTTATGGCAGAGATAAGCGCAGAATCTGCTTCAGATAGTTCTTTTAGATTTATAAGTTTAAATGATGGTACATCGAATAATGTTGTCAAGTTTGTATTTTACTTAAATATGGTATTTGCAGAAACTGTTGTAGGAGGTGTTAATCAAGGCAACACAACATATATATTTCCTTCCATTACAAGTAATAATAAAATTGCTTTTAAATATAAAGTAAATGATTTTGCTTTATGGGTAAATGGGATTAAAGTTTCTACTGATTTATTAGGTAGTGTTTTGGCTTCAAATATTCTCAATAATTTAAGTTTTGATAACGGAGCTGGTAATAATAATTTCTACGGAAAAACTAAGCAAATACAATACTTTGATTCAGCTCTTGATTCAGAACAACTTGAACAATTAACGTCTTGGCAATCTTTTAGAGATATGGCTAACGGACAATTATACACAATAGAATAGATATGGCACAAACACTAAAATTCGGCAATAAAACGTGGGCTACAAAAGTAGGTTCTACGCTTGCTTATAATGATGAGAACGGAAACTACAAGCCTCTGCCCTTTGCGTTTACAAGGTCTACATCAGCGACACGAGTTAATAAACAAGGTTTAATCGAGGTAGTAACAAACGATAAACCAAGAATAGATTATACAGATACAAGTGATGGAGTGCTACTTTTGGAAAAGGCAGCAACAAATTTAGTAACTTATTCTCAAGCGTTTGATAATGCTTATTGGACAAAGAGTGGAGCAAGTGTTACAAGTGGTTTTACATCGCCAGATGGAACTAATAATGCTTATAAGTTAGTTGAAGATACGAGTAATGCAGACCATACTGTATATAAACTTAATATCTCTATTTCTAATGGAGTTGAATATACATATTCAGTATTTGTTAAAGGAACTGAAAGAGTTTTGCAAATGGTTTTATCTGGTTCGTTTTCTTCTAATTTTTGTAATTTTGATTTATCAGATGGAACTATTGGAGATAATACTGGACTTGTAGATTTTAATATTACATCATTGTCTAACGATTGGTATAGATGTGATGTAACTGCTTTAAGCAATGGAACATCTGCAAATATAGAATTAATATTAACAAAATCTAAAACATCTGCAAGATACGCTAATTATCAAGGAGACGGAACAAGTGGTATTTACATTTGGGGCTCACAAGTAGAAGCTGGAAATCTATCTTCCTACATACCAACGCAAGGTTCTGCATCGACTCGTGTGGCTGAAACTGCTTCTGGTTCTGGTAATAGCGAAGTTTTTTCTGATAGTCAAGGAGTATTGTTTGCTAACATAGCTGCGAATGCTAATGATTCTTATAGGTTTTTAAGTCTATCAGACGGAAGTAATAGTAATAATGTTAGGTTTAATTTAAGTCCAACTGAAAACCAAATTAGTTTTGAAATAAATTCTGGAGGTTCGTTACAAGTGGGTTACACTAACAATAATACCAATGTTTTACTAAACACCAAAGTAAGTATAAAATACAAAGAAAATAACTTTTCTATTTGGATAAATGGTTTTAAATTATATACAGATTTAAGTGGCTCTACCCCTATTGGATTAGATAGAATTAATTTTGATAGAGGAACTGGAGGTAATGTGTTTAACGGAAAGACAAAAGAAATAGGTTACTACGATGCAATTTTAACGGATTTAGAGCTTGAAACGCTTACAAGTTATAAGAGCTGGACATCAATGGTAAACGAATTAAATTTAAATATAATATACAATGGCTAATACACTAAAATTAGGAGCTGGAAAATGGGCTACTGGCACAGATACAGTTCTTGCTTTCAATGACGAAAATAATAACTTTAAGCCGCTGCCATTCTCATTCAGTAGAGCATCAAGTGCTACTGTTGTTAATCAATCTGGTTTAATAGAAACTGTTGGTAGTGGAGAGCCAAGAATTGACTTTTTAGGTAATACTAAAGGTGCTTTGCTTTTAGAGCCACAGAGGACTAATAAAGTTATTTATGAAGATTTTACTCAATGGACAAATTATAATGCAAGTGCAGTTTTAAGCGATGAAACTATTTATGGAAAAAACGCTTACAAAATAGTAGAAGATAGCACGCTTAATTATCACGGATTATATTTAAGAAATTTATTTACTGCTAATGGGACGAACTATATTTGGTCAGTTTATGTAAAGGGGGGAGAAAGAAGATATGTGGTTCTAACTGGTAGAGGTGGTATTGCAAATAATGATAGTGCTGTTATCTTTGACACTCAAGATGGAGTTTGGGCTCTTGATAGTTCAAGTCAAAATCAAGCGTTTTCTGCTGAAAGTGTAGGTAATGGTTGGTGGAGAATAGCTATTGAAGGAAACCCAACAAGTAGTGCTTATGATAGTTACACAATAGCGGCTTCATTAGGTGGAACTACTTATACTGATGCGAATTATCAAGGAGATGGTACAAGTGGTATTTATGTGGCTATGGCACAAGTAGAAGAAGGCAGTTACGCTACATCTTATATTCCTACATCTGGAAGTGCTGTAACGAGGGTTGCAGATGTTTGTAATAATGGAGCTAATGCTCAAGTTATAAATTCAACAGAGGGTGTGTTGTATGCGGAGATTGCTGCTTTGGGTATTGCAACAAATAAATATATTAACATTTATCAAGATGCTAACAATAGAATACTTTTGTGGGTAACTTCAACTGGAATTATAAGGGGTTATGCTATTGTAAATTCTTCTGGTTCTGATGTGTTTATAGATACAGTTGGAGTTGATGCAACAAACAATAATAAAATAGCTTTAAGGTGGCAAGATTTTACTCTTTCTCTTTTTGTAAATGGTGTTAAAATAGGAAATTCAACTGTAACTAACAGCTTTTCAACAATGAGTTTAACTACGTTAGATTTAAAAGATGTTACAAGTGCTAATTTTTTCTACGGAAACACAAAAGACGTAAGGGTTTACAACACAGCATTAACAGACCAAGAAGCAATAGCACTAACAACAATATAAATAATTAAATAAATTAATAAAATGAAAGTAGGAAAATACGAATTTGACAGTAGAGAAGTAGCAGAGTCTAAAATCAAAGCATTAGGAACTGCTGAAGACGAAGATGGAAACGAGTATCCAACTCACAAGCACACTTTAGTACACTTAGGACATATTGTCTTAGAAGCTGGAGAGTATGACGAAGAAGGAGAAGAAACTAAAGCCCCAGTATTATCTGCAAAGTGGCACATCGATGCTCTATGGGCTGATGACGAAGGACACCCTTACGGATGGAAGTCTGCTGCTGTTGATTTAAGTGGAAACGGAGTACACAGTTTCTTTGGTTTAGAAT